TTTTGCCTTTAAGTGGTGGTCTTGATCTTTTAAAACGAGCCAGTTTTTTGCCTATATATTTTCTGCCATTAGTAGTATTCGTGATTAGATATACGAACCCAGTACAATCTTCCGGAAGTTCTGTTACAGGTTCGCCTTGATACGTCCAATCACTGTTTGTCATCAATTATCTTTTTAATATCATGAATTACATCTACTCCGAGATTTTCTCTCACTGAGTTAGATTGTAGATCAGGATATTTAGTCCAGATACTTGTGTCTTCAAAAGTTATTGATGGACTACTAACACTAAAAATTCCGGTAGTATCGCCCATAGTGATAGTATTGTCCATCGGGTCTGATATATTAATTGTAAATGTATCGTCGTTCACTTTTTGCCTCTGTGTATCGCCTATTTCTCTTTCAAAAACGGTCTTTCCGCCGTCAGGAGATTCAAATATCTTAGGCATTTACCACATCAACCTCATTGTCAAATGTAGTAAAGCCGTTCTCTTTTGTGACTTGTAGTATGCTGTTAACACGGCCCACTAGTTCATCACGATGTGAGATAAGCAAGATGTTTTTATGACGCTCACGTTCCATTTTCTTTAATACACCTAATGCGCTTTCAACACCTATTGTATCCATACCACTGTCAACCAACTCATCAATACACAGCAAGTTAACTGGATGATTCATACTTTCAAATACATCACGGAATGCCCAACTTAAACCAAGTATAAGTCTGTTGCGTTCTCCACGTGATAAGTTGTCAAAGTCTAAATCCTGTCCTAGTTGTATAATACTAACTGATAAATCTGGTTGGAATTGAACTTCGTGTGGTAATCCCAATCTAGTAATATAGTATTCCAGTCTTGTATTCAAGAACTGTAAGTTTTGTTCAATAATACGCTTGCGAATAAAACTATCTTTGTTAGTAAGTAGTTTAAGCAAGAAGTCCTGATGATCTTTTAATTCAGTTAAACGGTTAACTTCGTTCCAATCAACTTCTTTAAGTCCAGTTTCTCTGAGCGAAGCAATTTGTTCGTCATATGGATCAACGTCTTCTTTTTTACTAGCAATATTATTTTCCAATGATGTAACACTGTTCTGATGCTGATATGCTTCCTGTACAGTGTTATAGTGTAACCTAGGAGCAACTCCAAGTTCACCAATAGAAGTTAATGCCTCTTTATATTCATTTAGCAATTCTGTGTCAGAAGTAATGTGCTTTACTGACTCTTCTACTAATTCTGTCTTTTGAGCAACTATTTTATCATGTTGCTCGTCGTGAATCTCTTGTCCACAAGCATAACACTCGTGTTTCAGTGTGGCATCTAAATCTGCTTGTGCTTTATCTAAACGTTTTTGTTCTCTTTCAATGCTAGTAGTAAGTTTAGCAATTTCACTGTTTAGTGTGTCAATTTGTTGTTTACGAGCATTAAACTCAGCAAACTCAGTGTGTGCTTGAAGTTCCCTTTCAATGTCAACTTGTCTTAGTGCTAGTAATTCTGTTTCTAAATCTTTGATATCAGTCTCACGACGTTCAATCCATAATCTTTGCCGTCTTTCCAGGTCTTTAATGCTGTTACTAATATGCTCGTTTGCTTCTTCAATACCCTTAATACGATAGGTTTCTTCCTGGATACCGTCTCTGGTATTTTTTAGTAACTCTTTTAGTATCTCTGCTTTTTCACTTAGTTGTGTAATACCCAGTAATTGTTCAATCAGTTCACGCTGATCGTTTGCTCTCATACTAAGGAAAGGTTCAGTATAAGTGTTTAGTGCTACAACATGTTTAAACATTACATGACTCATTCCAATCAAGTGTTCAATAACATGTTGACTTTCACGACCCTCGCCTTGCATTTCATCAGTGCTAGCGGCATCAGAGTCGTTAACCATAAATCGGAACAAGTTAGGTTTGCGTCCACGTTCAATTCTATAGTTGTTGCCGTCCTTTTCAAAGTCAACTGTAACAAGCATTTGTTTGTTGTTTGTTTTATTGACTAGGTTGTCTTTTTTAATGTTGTACAAGGCATTACCAAACAGCGCATAACTGAGTGCGTTTACAATAGTAGTTTTACCAGTACCGTTACGACTGCCATCACCGCCCAGATCAATGTTGTTACCCAGGACCAGTGTCAGTCCTGCGTGATCAAATTGTACAGCCTGAGTAACATTACCCACGCTCATAAAATTTTTAACTGTGATATTTTTAATTTTAAGCATTAACGTTTAAGCCATTGTATATGTCTATTAGTAATGTATTTTTAATTGTAGTACTTTCAATACTCTGTAACTGGTTAAGTACAATTTGATCTACACTTTCTACTTCTAGTTCAGCACCAGCAGTCCAGTCTTGAGCATGTTCTTCTTTTTTGCTCGGCATAAGAGCAATCTCACGGAGATTGTACTGAGCCGCAAAAGTTTCTTTGATGTAGTTTGCTTCTTCGTATGTAATAGGTACGTCGAGAGTAATTCTACAGTATGTCTTATTAGACAACACTTTCTCAGGATTGTCAATCAGTTTTGACAAACTAATTGTACGATAACGAGGGGCATCAGGCCAGTTTATGTACTCTGGCTTTCCGCCCCATTTGAGGAACATGATTCCTCTGTTATCGTCCCAGGCATCACTGTAATTGTGTGGGAAACAATTACCTGGGTAGATGACGTTGCCACGTTCCTGACGTTTATGGAAGTGTCCGCTAAAAACCATTTCTGGTTTATTAAGATCTTCTGCCTTTAGTCCGTGTCCATGATCAGGCATTTGTACCATAGCGTTCATGTAAAAGTTGGGGAGTTCAAAATGGCCAAACATATATTTACATTTGATATCTTTTACTCTCTTCCACTCGTCTTCAACGAGCCAGGGAACAATAGCAACGTCATCTTTTACCAAAATATCATCGTTTACAACGGTAATATTTGGGTACTCGCTTGCCATAGGGATACTGTGGATTTCACGTTTTTCCCTATAGTATAGATCATGATTGCCCATGATCATATAAACTTCTTCAAAATTATCGTTAAGTCTACGCAGATTACTGGTAGTGTAATTGAGTGTACTTACGTTAATACTGGCTCTGTGATGATGCCAGTCTCCCATAAAAATACATTTAGTGATACCACGAGCATGTGCTTGCTCGATCATCCATTTGATAAATTCCTCACAATCTATATTGTGAGACCTACTATTATTCTTCATACCAAAGTGGATGTCAGTGAATACAACCACTTCGTCAAATAACTGTGTCAAAGATTTTTCCTTTTAGTCGTGATTTTGTTGCTGTGATTCCCACTCAGCATTGAATGTTCTAGTAAAACTAGGATTCAATCCATTTTCTTCTAGTAAGTCATCTCTGATATTCTGACTTCTTTTTTCTAGGTTAAGAACTCTTGTAAAACTATTTGTTATTGCGGCTGTATAATACGCAAATGGGTTTTGACTTTTGGCTTCGTTAAATTGTAGTCCAATTTGACTAAGTTGTAGCAATGCTTGTCCACGCATTTCATCAACATAGGTATAGCCACGCCAGTTACTTCTCATACTATAACGTTCGCAAAGTTTAAGATACATTCTGGCTAAACGATCATTGGTTTTGCCATGTGTAGTACAAAAATGTCCGTTTTCTTTGCCACCTTCCCAGTGACTTCTTGCTACTTCTTGCCACTCTCCATCAATAAAAGCATAGTGCTGAAACGGTGGAAAGTTACATTTAGCATGTTCGTCTGCTACAGTTTTTGGATTATTCTTACGCTCTTCTTTGGGTACATGTTCAAAAGTCATAAGCCTAAAAACAACATCAGTGTCAGGAATGTCTTTAACGTTTACAGCAAAGTCTGCGGCCTTGGGCTTGGTTTTCTTGCCTGTTTCGCCACGTTCCCAACGTAAAACTTCAGCATCATGTGCTAGTTTTTGTAGTCTTGATGCTCTGTTTTCCTTGGCTATTTTAATGTTTTTGGGTGTAATTTCGCTAATATTATCAATGATATGATCAAAATAGAAGTATTGATCTTCTCTAACCCAACTGTAACTCATCTTTGAATTGTGTATCTCTTTAAGTATTTCCTTGTTTGATAGGTAGTTTACTGCCATTAGATTTCCTTTTTATTATATACAATATACACTGTAACACATTGTTTGTCAAGTGGTTTTTTTCAACTAAATACAAGTATTACGGAGAACAACTGAATGCGAATTACTGACATCATAACAGAAGCACCCACTACTGACTTGATAGTGTTCTATGGCGGAAGATTCCAGCCTATGCATAATGGCCATTACCAGGTATATCAGGATCTAGTCCAGAAGTTTGGTAGTGACCGTGTATTTATCAGCACTATGGTGGGCAAGAAAGCAGAGCCGGAACGTGATCCGTTCTCGTTTGATGAGAAAGCAATGCTAATGACACAAATGTTTGGCATACCTGCTGATCATATTATTAACACCCATCCGTACAATGTTGACATGACCAAAGCGGGCAAAGATCCAACTAAAACAGCATTAGTGCTGGTGTATGGTGAAAAGGACGCTAACAGATTGAAAATGGGATATCTAAAATGGTGGAAAGACACAGTGGAAAAAGGTGAGCCAATGCTAACAGCAGATGAGGCTGGTTATGTGTACACTGTGCCTATTAAAGATGCGGGCCGTAGTGCTACGGATTTCCGTAATGTTATGCGTAGTGATGCTCCGGAAGAAGACAAACAAAAAGCATTTACTGATTTCTTTGGTAAATTTGATCAACAAGTGTTTGACTTTGTTAACAATAAACTTGGAGGCAAATAATGGCTAGTGGTGGATTTTCAAATAAACCGAAAGCCATGCAGATGCGACGTAAAGGTAAAAACTATCCTGTTGCTATCAAAAATGACAAAGGTGTAACAAAATTTGTTAATATGACTCCTGAAGAAGCGGAGGAATTTTATGCGGAAAACCCAGACAGGTTCCTAGGCGTTAACAGATGGATCAAAGAAGACGATCACGAAGCCAAGAAGAATTTTTTAAAAAATATGAAAAAATGGATCGAGGACGAAAACGTTCCTGCAGATCCACCGCCTAAACCAAAACCAGAACCAACCACAACAGATCAGGAAGGCGGAGTAGCAGAAGGTGTAAATCAGGCAGACGAAGCAGAAGTTGGCTTTTTTACCGGAAAAACTGCTGAACAGAAAAAACAAGACGAAGAAAAAGCAAAGAGAGAAAAAGAAGCTGCAGCTGATAGAGCAACAGAAATAGTAAAAAACGAGATTATTCCACAAAGGGCTCTAGAAGACAGAGGCGTGTTAGGCGGACCAACTAGAACTGAAGGTGTCGGTATTGAAGGTACTGAAAAAGTAAAACTAGTATGGTCATTGCCTAGTTATATTACACAAGCACAGCGAGGTTTCCTACAACCATTGTTAAATCCAACAGGTACTCACATGATACTGGAGTTTCCTTATACTCCTACTATCAATATGGGACATGGAGCGGCTTATGGCAGTTACGATTTAACGCACAGCGTTTATCAACAACAATATTATATGAATACACAGAATCCGCAGATTGATATGACTGCTATGTTTACTGCCAACACACAAAAAGATGCCGCACATACTATGGCAGCACTACACTTTTTAAAGAGTATGGTAAAAAGTCAGTTTGGTCAAAATAATCCAGATGGTTCTAGAAATGAAAATGCTGGCACTCCACCGCCTGTGTTAAGGTTTAGTGCGTATGGTGCTCTTAACTTTAAAAACACACCAGTGGTTATTAGAAATGTAAACTTCACTTACCCTGAAGATACTGACTATGTTGGAATGGTGTTTAATAAAGAAGGCTGGGTTTACTTGGGAGACTTTT